ACCGTTTTGTGTAATAGCACCAACAGCGTTAAAGTTACCACTACCATAAAACCGGAAACGCTCTACCGGGGCAGCGCCACTAGCGTCGTTCAGCGAAAACACCAAGTCCATGTTGGTTGCTGTGCGCACGGCGTCGATAAATACTTTGCCGCCATTCCCATTGTTAAATGGATCACTCGTTGAAGCGCCCAAAACACGGACAGTAGTACCCGCTGTAGTGGACATATTCATTGCTCGGAACGCTTCAAACACGCCCCCCGCCACTGTCTTCATCGCCTGAACGCTACCGTCAGCAAAACGAATTTGTGAAGACGTATAAGTAGTATCGAGTGAACCGCCGTTAATGGTCAAAAGCCCACTCAACGTACCGCCGGTTAAAGGCAAATAGTTTGGTGCTGAAGTTGCTGTTGCGGCTGTGCCTGAGATATTTATCGAATACGTGCCGCCGTTAACACGAGCGTTGTCCAGTGTGCCTGTCAGCTTGCTTGCATCTAAAGATGTGATCCATGATGGGTTGGCGTATGAGCCGGTAGAAACCAAACCGTTTGTAACCGTCGCTGCATTGCCAGTGACCGAAATGCCCCAAGTCCCGCTTGCACCTGTGCCTGTCAGCGTGGGGCTATAGGAGTTGTAGTTACCTGCATTGAGCGCTATGTTTCCGGCAATTGTTACGTTGTTTACGCCAGAGCCGTTAACTATAATGCCACCACTTCCTGCGCCACCGCCAAAAATTCTCGTGATTCCACTATTACCATTTTGGTAACCAATGTACATGCCATCGCTGTTGCTGCCACTTGCAGTTTGGTTACCAATGACACGCATTGACGCGTAGTTATCATTAGTGGCCAAATTAAGACCTAAACTACCGGCAGATAAACCGCCTGTAATCAAGCCAGTCATTGTGCCACCAGCAAGCGGGAGCTTTGTGCTATCTGCAACAGTGATGTTAGCCGTACCGTTGAAGGATACACCGTTAATGGTTCTTGCAGTTTGCAATGCTGTAGCTGTTGCGGCGTTGCCGGTCGTAGAAGCCGATGAGCCAGTGATCGAAATACCCCATGAACCACTTGCTCCGGTACCTGTTAATGTGGGGGCATAGGAGTTGTAGTTTCCTGCGGTAAGTACTTGGCTTCCGTTCTGAGTAATAGCACCAAGGGTGTTGAGCGCTCCGGCGGTGCTGAGCGACATTGCCTGAGTAAATGTAATGCCCGTACCCGCTGTACCCGAAGCAGCGTAATACCACGCATGAGTACCGTTTAATTGTTGGTAGTAAGAAGCCGTGTTAGTAGCAATATATGTGTTGCTACCGGCTGCATCGACATACACATTTGAACCAATAGCAATCGAGTTATTTTCAGAACGTCCAAAAATGCTTGAACCACTTGCACCAATTTGAATAGCGCTAAATGTTGAATACCAACTGTTAGGTACGTAACCTAAACCCAAATCGCCTAGTGTGTTTAAATTTAGTTGCGTTCCAACAGGATTGCCACTCTGTGCAATAGAAACAATAGTTGTTCCTGCCGCATTTTTTAAATCAAAACGACCACCAACAGCAATATCAAAATAAGTACCGCCAGTTTCTTGAAGCCTAACTTGGTTTCCAAATGTTCCAGTAACATGAAGTCTAGACGCAGGACTTGTAGTTCCGATACCAAGGTCGCCATCGGCATCAAGCACCATTGATGGTGTTGCAGAATCATTTAAACCAAAGGCAATAGGATAAGCACCAGCAGTAGTCAAATACAAGGCTTGTGTAGATAAGCCACCAAGGTTTCTTGCTGTAGATTTCAAACCACCAATGTGATTGCCAGCAACATCAAGTCTGAAATACGCTTGAGTTGAATAGTTTGCAGTTGATGTGTCTGTGTTTCTAACTGCAATAGCATTTATGGCATTTGCTGAAGAAACAACATCCAGTTTGTAACTAGGACTACTTGTACCAATACCCAGACCTGTGCTGGTTAGGCGCATCTGTTCTGAGCCACCAAGCGTAAAGGAAAATGCCGCAGTAGCACCAGTGCTGTTAAAAGAGGAATCTAAAACTACCCTGTCACCGCCAGATGAAATGGTAAATCGTTTATCGTTTGATAACCCACCAGAACTACGGAAATAGCCCATAACAGGGTTGTTAGCCAACACATCCAACTCAGCCGCAGGACTACTTGTACCAACACCCAGACCTGTGCTAGTTAGGCGCATTTGTTCTGAGCCGCCACCATTTGCGGTAAATGCGATAGGTGAGAAAGAGCCTCCTGAAATACCAGACTGCACATAGGTCAAACCACCTGTAGATAACAATCGCAACGCAGTATTGCTACTTGATGTGTCATTCAATACAACAGCAGGACTGGTACGACGATTATTTAATGTAGCCCCATCAAAAGTGAGCGCAGTACCAGTTCTTAACGCACTTGTAGATGAAGCATAAACAACACCACCGTTTGTAAACGATGAAAGCCCTGTTCCGCCATTAGCCGTAGGCAAAATGCCTGTAATGTCAGCGGTAGATAAACTGATTGCATCCCAAGATGAGTTTGTTCCATCAGTTTGCAAATACTTGCTTGCATTGCCAGTTTGTGTAGGCAACAAAGCGTTCAATGCGGCATTAGCAGTAGTCTGTCCTGTACCGCCATTAGCGATTGGCAAAGTTCCATTGACACCAATGCTCAAAGAAACTGTGTTGTTTTCCCAAAGGCTGTTACTAGAGTTGTAAACAAGCGTTTGACCATTGCTAGGCGTTTGTGCGCTTACATCATGGATTTCGTCAAGTTCATATCCATTCTGAACTTTGACAAACAATTTACCTTGCGTTGGGTGCGAGTATTCAACAACAGCAACATAAACCAAATGAATAGGTGCGTAAGGTTTAGTTGCAGTTACAGCGCCTGCGGTTGTGCCACTCAAATAAAGTTGTTGACCATTTGAATAAGCAGAAGTGTCAATGTTACTAATCAAACCAATGATGGTCACATTACCATTTGAATTGTTTGCCAAGTCAGCAGTCATCATGCCCAAGGTCTGTGCAGATGTTGCATCGCTTGTAGCCAATGCTTTTGATACTGTTGAGATTTGACCTGTCGCACCAGAAATATAAACAACTGTGCCTTTAGTCAATGTCGCGCCAGTTGTGTTGCGGACTTGGCTAATCAGCGTTGCAGTACTACCAGCAACCCCTACGCTCAAATCCCGAGTCGTGCCAGAGGACGAAACTCCAACGCTGCCATCAGCAGAGGTAATCGACTCGACCTTGTCAGTGTTGAGATTTGTGAAGTTGCTATCAACTTCGTTATTGGTAAGGGGCGAGCCCTTACCTGCGCGGGTGACAATAGTGCTCATATTCCAAACTCCTGACGTTCACTACGTCAAACTGTATTAACTGACGGTGATTGCCCAAGTAATAGACATGGCGTCATCTGCGCCTTTATTAACCACAGCAAACACAGTCCGGCACAGCATTGTGCCAGCAGTAGGATCATTAAAAACACCGGCTTCAACTACAGCGCCTGTACCAGTGCCGGGAGGAAATGTCGCAACGTAAGTAACAACAGCGCCGGAGGAAGTAGAAGAAGACAAAGCAACACGGCCAAGAGAAGCGCCCAATGCGGTATCGCCGTTTGCAGCGGCGGTGCTACTCGAACCGACAGCCATGTGGCTCATAGCCGTTGGCGTGCCGACCATACGGCCAGCAATAAAAGTTTTGCCTGTTGCCACAACGAGGTTTTTAATCTCGCGGCGGTCTTTGATCTGGCCGTCAGCGCCAGTGATTTCGACGACTACGTCGCCAGTTACTTTGAGTTGGTCGTTTAACATGGAAGCTCCTATGAAAATGTGCGGGATGTGCCGACGTAGTCTTCTGCGAAGTATGACAGATCGCAGTAACTTTGGGAAGTCAAAAGACCAGCGCTCACCAAAGTTACCGTGTCGGTTTTGCGAAGGCTGGAGGACAAGACTTTCGCGTCGGCGGCAAAAGCCAAGTTGTTGACGTACTTCACTGTCTGGTACGTAATTCCGTCCGCCAAATCGGCGGTATCGTTCATAGCGAAACCGTCTTGGATTGTACGAGTAAGTGTGCGTGTTAACAGCTCCGTGAACGCAAATGCATCTGCCAAAACTTTATTAACGGCTTTGATGTTTGAGTCCGACTGATTAAACGAGTCTTGGAGCGATTTTGCCGTGCTACGCGCCATCGTATCAGGCAGCGTAAATGAATCGGTTCTGGCCTTGGTGAAGGCCCGGGAAACAGCGTCCGCCTGTGTAAAGCTGTCGGTCAATCCCTTAGTTGATGTAAGGCGAGTCGAATCTGTGAACGTAAAGGAGTCAACCACAGGGCGAGTCAGTGAAAAACTCCTAGCGTCAACTGGGCTAAAAGAATCAGTGCTGGATTTTGTAAAGACGCGAGCAGAAGCATCTGACGCAGCTACCACGTCAACGCGACCCTTATTGAACCCAAACACAGGGGGCGTATCAGACAGCCCAAACGAGTCAGTTCTAGCTTTAGTAAAGCTTCTAGCCTCGGAATCAGCCAACGCAAAGTTGTCAGCAAGGGGGCGGCTAAACGTGAACGAAACTCGGTGGGTAAACCCAAACGTGTCTGTAAATCTGCGAATGTATTCCAGTGTACGGATGATAAAGTCAGGCGTGGAAATACTATCATTCTTGGCCAAAGCGCTTGACTTGATTGCGTAGTCAGTCTGCCCAAACGTATCAGTAAGGGTTTTCCCTACAACTCTAAACAAAACATCCGCAACAAAGACTTCATCGGGGAAATACTGGAAGCGGCCAGACGTATCAATATACGTCCCTGACGCCATGAAGATGTAGTTCAGATTCGCAACAGGTACAACTGCAGTGACAACCGCGCTGGCAATCTGTACGGAACTGGCAGCGGCTAAAAGCGCAGCCGAAGTCTCGGCTACCGGCGCTACGATGACGACGCTTGCCCTTGCTCTAGTAACAGCTGTCTCAGCCGCAAGAGCAGTTCTGACAACCGTCACGCCCATTAGAAGTCCTCGCGCAGCTTAAACTTCAACAAGTCGTAAACAGTTTGGATGGTTCCGTCGGAAAACGTGATCTGGATTTCGCCTTCGTAGTCACCGGCTTCACCCAACAACATAGCGGGAGCAGAAGCAGGGTAGAACGCAACTTGGCCATTAACGCCGTCAGTCACAGAGCCAGTCACAGTAGCAGTCAACGTATCCGAACCTACAGCGCGGAACTTCAGCAAAACCGTAGCCCCAGTCACCACAATTGGCAGCCCAGTGATCTCATCGGTGATGTTGCAGACTAGCGCAGGCTTGGTGTCGCCCTGTACGAGTTTAATTTTCTCGGCCATGTGTCACCTCAGATTTTAGGCGCTACGCCTGTTGTACCAGCCATCTCGGTTGTTAGTGCAGCTTGGAATGCTGCGTAGTGAGCCTGTGCGCGTTGGGCGTTACCGGCGTATTCGCTGTCCTTGGTGTAGGCGCGGTACAGGATGTAATCGGCCAAGACGTTGCCGTAGATGTCAGGCAAACTGATATTACCAGTCACAGCCGTGTATAAAGCGCCGTCAGCGGGCTCCGTAATGTCAGCTGGATAGGCAGAGTACACAATCTCAACAGAAGCGCCTGTAGAGGCTGCTGGTGGGTACACGTAGAACACCTTGGGGTCACGAGCGTCGTACATGTAGTGCAACACTTCAGTAACGCCAGTCAGGTTGTACCAGTTGGGGCTCTGCGTGTCCAAGATGTTGCGCACGGTCATGCGAACAGAACGCTTTGTGCCGCCTGTGTTGCGAATCACGTCGATGAGTTTGGAGCCGTTAGTCGGAACAGCTTGTTTCGCCCCTGCAACTAGAGCCACAGTGGCATTAGTCACCATCGAGTCAGGACGGTACAAGACCACTTCACGCTGACCATCATTGAGGTAGCGCACAAGTTCAGCCACTGGCCAGCGCACAGACGTGTTGTCCTGCATTGTCTCAACGGCGCGACGAATAATGGATTGAGCTGAA